TAGGCTCCTGCGATGTGAGCAATAACCCAAGCGAATTGATAAGTATTAAGCTCTGATGTAGCGAACTCTGCAACTTGATCCATTCCGTCTGCATAGCAGCGATAGACTTGAATACAAAAACGATCTGCCCAATCTGAACTGCCGTAAGCAGGGTCAGCACCAATAACGTAATATCCTGTGTCAACGGGTTCCTCCCAGACTTTAAGAGTTGCAACTTTAGGATTTGACTTGATGACTTCCGTATCGTGGAAGTTGATACCGAACGTATAACGATACGAATCATACTGCGCGTTACGCGCACCTTTAATTGCGTCAGTGCATTTGCTGTTCGAGAAGAACGAGCTGCCGGTCATCACGAACGCATAGTCTTCCGTTGGCGGGAACTCTTGGTACATGAGGGCTTCGTCTTTGATGCCTTCCGCAAGCTTCCAACGCCACCAAGCAAGCTGCCGAGAGTTAATCTCGTAGTTGTAGAGCTTCTTGATGTCGCGCACACATTCTTTCTCTTCGGGCGTGACCTTGCCGTCCCAGTAGACTTTGTAGATCGGGTTATCGGCTTCCACCGAATAAAACTCGTTGCGCCACCATCCGCAAAATATCGCACGCTGAGTTCGTGCTCTTTTGGCAGTGACATACATATCGTGAAACATGTTGAAGCCACGCGCCGTGCTTTCGAACATGTACAGGCGCAGCGGGTTCGTTTCTGCCAAGGACGCCAAGAGCGAAGCCAAACCTTCCTCGTCGCCCCAAGAAGACGTTTCTGTGCCGTGAAGATAAGTGATTGCTTTACCACGCCCCAAGCTCCCTTTGGCTCGCAAGCCTGCTACTTGGTAAAACAGGCGGCTGCGGTTCTTCAGTGACAATTGGTTTCTATTATGGGCCAGAAGAGGGATCTTATATTCCTTGGGCAAGCCGTCCATGTACATGCCAAGGGTAGAACGGAACATGTCACGGTTTTCTTCCGTGTCAGTCGTTAGCGTACCTTGGAGACCAGGATTAATAAAATGCCAGTACAGATCCAAGGCAAGACTGATAGTAGTAATACCGAGCTGACGGCCTTTAAGGATAACAAAGAAATGGCAGTCATCTTCCAATCCTTTCGCAACTTCTTCCATTACATAGGTCTGCGTGCCGAGCAGACGGTCCATCTTCTTTAGACCTTCTTCTTTGGTCTCAATCTTGAGCTGCCGGCAAAACGCATAGAACTGTTGCAGGTTAAATTTCATCACTGTGCCTGATACTTAGCAACGCCGTAACCAACCGAGGTTACATTCATCTCAAGCAACGCAAAGCCTTGTTGTGTCAGAATAGCATCGCACGCCATTCGGTTGCGCTCGCTGTGGTATTCAAACATAACATACCTTGTCTCGCTCAAGTCCAGCCTAGCAAGTATGTATACCTCGGCGCCTTCGCAATCGAGCTTAACAATATCATAGCTTACCAAGCTCTCAGGCTCGACCACGTCAATCTCCACATACTCGTCTACCTGCTCGTTGCCCTGATACTGGCTGTTCTCACCGACGTTGTGTTTGCCAAGGTAGAGCTTGTCTCTAGTTGGATCACCCACTGCCGACTGGAATCGGGTGACACCCTTCATGTCTTGGGTATTTGCTACCAAAAACTCATAATTGGCTTCCAACGGCTCATAGGCATCTATTTCACAGTTAGGCCATCTGAGCTTGGCATACACCGTAAATGCCCCGCAATTGGCACCGACATCCAAGACCAGCAAGGATCGGCCTTCAGCGTCAGCCTCGTTGTACGGAATGCTGTACTCGCCTTCGAGCACCTTCTTTAGATGCCCAACCATGCCGTCAGGGCAAAGAAACTGTCTGTCGTTCTTTGGCTCTTCAGCCCGTATGTGTCCACCTGATGCCATCTCAGCGTCCCTTCTGTTGATGGTGCTCTCAGAACGATTTGAACGTCCAACCTACGCTTTCGTAGAGCGTTGCTCTGTCCAGTTGAGCTATGAGAGCAGTGAAGCCCGCCGACCGAGACAATCCGGCCCACTGTCTTCATTTCAAGCGAGTAGTCTGGTTGCGGAGACAGGACTTGAACCTGCGACCTCCAGCTTATGAAGCTGGCGAGCTACCTCTGCTCTACCCCGCGTAACCAGATATGCCTGATACTACCTGATGTGTCAAGCAGCGTCTATCTTGGCAATCAATGCCTGTACATCTGCCTCAGCAGCCGCCTGAGCGTTTGCAGCAGCCTGAGCTACCTGCGCCTCAAGATCAGTAACCTTAGCCTGCAACTCAGCCACCGTACCCTCAAGCGCAGTCTTAGCATTAGCCCAATCAGCCTTCAGATTAAGCAAACCTTCTACCTTCGTAACCAGATCAGAAAATGACATCAGAACCTCCATTGCAACGAGAAGGACATTATAACCGAAATAATTTTTGGGGGGAACTGCTTGTGGGGTGCACGCTCCAGCCACCCCCATGGACCATGCGTAGGACAAAGAGCCGGCCTATCTGATACATTATAGCTAGTGCCTAGTATTGGCATAATACACTATATCTAGATGATAATTGATAGATATATATAATATATTATTGATGATGACCCATAATAGACAATAGACCGTTTCGGATCCGAAATTATTACGGACGCGAAAGGATAGCATGACACCTCAAATCTCTTCGCGGTATCTAAATACCTCACTAATTTGATTAATGATCTAATAACACTAATTTACAAAAATAATTGTAATAGATGCCTAATCGTCTATTGACACTATTGTCACTATCTGATTATCTCATAAGCGATAAGGACAACAATGATCCTTATATAATAATAACTATTGGAGACGATTTCGATGAATATTCAGGAAACTATTACAAATCAGATAATAGCCGCCATTGAAAAGGGTGCGGGTGAGTTTATGATGCCTTGGCATCGCAAGGGCATTTCGTCTGGTATGCCTCACAATCCTATTTCTAAAACAACCTACTCAGGTGCTAACGTCCTGGCCTTATGGATGGGTAAAGAAGCTAACGGCTATTCCAGCGACTCTTGGGCTACTTATAAACAATGGCAATCCAAGGGTGCTCAAGTGCGTAAGGGTGAGAAATCAACTTTAGGCGTTTATTGGAATAGCACCGACAAGAAAGTGCAAAGCGAGGAAGGCGAAGAAAGCGTTAGACGCACCATGTTTGCGTCTGCCTTCTTTCTTTTCAATGCAGATCAGGTGGAAGGCTACCAGGTTGAAACGGTAGCAGCCACTCCAGACTTAACGGAACGCTTGGCAAGTGCTGAAACGGTTATAGCTAACACGGGTGCAATTATTCGACATGGTGGCGCAAGAGCCTATTACGATCGAATAGCCGATAACGTGACAATGCCCGATCGGTGGCGCTTTATGAACACGGAAACCAGCACGGCAACGCAAGGCTATTACAGCACCTTGTTGCATGAATTGACACATTGGACTGGCTCAAAAGATCGTCTCGATCGTATTAAAGGGAAGCGCTTTGGTGATGAGAACTACGCTTTCGAAGAATTGGTAGCAGAGTTAGGCGCTTCCTTCCTCTGTGCTCACCTTGGCATCGAGAACGAACCACGCTTAGACCATGCTCAATACATTGAGAACTGGTTGCAAGTGCTCAAAAATGACAAGCAAGCAATCTTTAGCGCTGCATCCTACGCAAGCAAGGCGATGAACTATATCATCAATGCCAAGCTTGACACTATGGCAATCGCTGCATAAGGTCGAAACGGGAAGCAATTCCCGTCCACCCGTTAGGCGGGTGCTGATGAGACCAAAGAAGGAAACCGCGACATGTTCAAAATTACATCTTTTACACCTTGGGCATATACCGTTCATGCGGACGGTTTTGATACCGTAGGCGACGCGCAAGCCTGGATTGCTACACGCTACGGTCGAATTGTGGCTTGCGACGAGGATACCGATCACCCTGGACATTATGACCTGTTTGTTTGTAGGGGATCGAGTACCGTTAACGGTCAAATCTTTGCAATCGAACCCATGAAACGTGTGTCAGCCGATTGGCTTGAGGTGACAGCATGACATATTCTGACACCCTACAAGCTCTTTATGAGGCTACCGTTTGGCTCGCACTTATCGCAAGCGTTTGGGCAATATCCAACAAAATATGGGGGCAATAATGACGATAGAAGCAGGTTATGTGGCATTTAACGGCCATGTGTTCACGAAAGCAGAGGCTGAGGCCTATATGCAGGCTTGCCGAGACGCTGAGCGCAATCCTTCCGATTTTAACCTAGACCAAAAACATCGCGTGTTCGTGTCT